TAGAAAAGGATAAATATAAAGAACTAATAAACCACTTTTATAATCAAAAACAATTTAATGATATATATAATTTTTGGTTATCTCAAGAAAAAACTGATACTTTTTATGATTGGGCAAAACCTTCTATTGACCATATTATTCCCAAAGCAAAGGGAGGCACTAATGATTTAAACAACTTACAATATCTTACAGTTTTTGAGAATTTAAACAAACGAGATATGACAATGAATGAGTGGAATAATTTTAAAAAACTAACTCACACAAGTAGTGATTATTTTTATGAGTCAATTAAGGAGGTGATGCAATGAAAAATCAGTTAAGATACCCAGGATCGCTCCATAATCATACTGATTTTTCTTAGGTGATCCAATTTTCGTTTGCGTGACAGTATTAACACTGTCGAGTCATTAATAGATTATGCAATAGAACTTGGTCATGAAGTAGTAGCGATTACTGAACATGATACAATAGCTAGTGCTATCAGAGCGGAAAAATATTATAGCAAAATTAAAAAGAATAATCCGGACTTTAAACTTATTAGAGGTAATGAGATTTATCTTGTAAGAAATGGATTAAATAATGATAACTTTAAAAAAGAAACAGATAGATATTTTCATTTTATTCTGTTAGCAAAGGATCTCGAAGGTCATAGACAGATTCGCGAGATTTCTTCGCGTGCTTGGATGAGAAGTTACATGGCGCGCCGTATGAGAAGGGTCCCAACTTATTATCAAGATTTAATTGATGTAATTGGAAAGAATCCTGGCCATGTGGTTGGGTGTACGGCATGTTTAGGTGGATGTCTTCCAACCCAACTTATCCGTAATAGAGATACTGGCGCACCGAGTATGGGCTTGATTAAACGATGGATTGTTCAGATGCAAGGTATTTTTGGAATAGATGACTTTTATTTCGAAATGCAACCATCATTTAATAAAGACCAGATTTATGTAAACAAAAAATTAGTTGAACTTAGTGAAGAAATGGGTATCAAATATATTATAACTAACGATGCTCATTATTTAAAAAAAGAAGATAGACCAATTCATAAGGCTTTTCTTAATGCTCAGCAAGGAGATAGAGAAGTTGACGATTTCTATGCAACAACCTATTTAATGAGTGATGAAGAAATTTATCACTATATGGAAGAATCATTAGGAGAAACAGTTTTACAAAAAGCATATCAAACAATAGAAGAAATTAAAGATAAGTGTGAAGACTATTCATTAATGAAACCGCTAAAGATTCCAAGATTGAATTGGAAGACTTTTGATGTCAAATCAGATGCGGTAAAATTTTTAAGTGATAAAATCCCTTATTTAAAAAGATTTCTCGAATCAGAATATGCAGAGGACAGACATTTAGCATATGCAATTATTGATAGATTAACCAATAGTAAAGCAGAAGATGAATTATGGAACAAAGAAACTTATGAAGAAATTAATGCATGTCTTAAAGATACGTGGGTTTCATCAGAGGTAAATGGAAGTAGATGGAGTGCTTACTTCTTAAATCTTCAAAATATAATTGATGCTTGTTGGGACGCAGGAACTCTTGTTGGCTGCGGCCGAGGTTCTGGAGTCGGTTTTATTTTATTATACCTGTTAGGTATAACTCAAATAAATCCACTGAGAGAAAAAAGTCAAACCAAAAGATGGAGATTTCTTAATCCAGAGCGTGTGTCAGTCCTTGATGTAGATATTGATATTGAGGGCGGACGGCGTGCAGACGTATTAAAAAAGTTTCGTAAAATTTATGGAGAAGATAGGGTCGCTAATGTATTAACATTAAAAACAGAAAAATCTAAGTCTGCAATTCAAACAGCTTGTCGTGGATTGGGAGTAGACAGTGATATATCTGCATATCTTTCTTCATTCATTCAAGCTGATAGAGGACAGCTTCGAACTCTTAAACAAACTTTTTACGGAGATCCCGATAATGGGATTAGTGCCTCCCATCAGTTCAAATTAGAAATGGAAGAGAACTATCCAGAAGTCTGGGAAGTGGCGCAAAGAATTGAAGGATTAATCAATGGCTGTGGGGTTCACGCGGGTGGAGTCATCTTTGTAGATGAGCCTTTCACAAAGTCAACCGCATTAATGCGAGCGCCAAAAGGAGAAATTATAACTCAATTTGATCTCCATGATGCGGAAGATACAGGACTTATTAAATATGATATCCTATCCGTTGAAGCATTGGATAAAATTCACAATTGTATTGATTTGATTTGTAAATATGGCTATGAAAAAAGAGAAGAAACATTAAAAGATACCTATGAAAAAATTATTGGTATATATAATCTTGAACGTGAAGCGCCAGAGATGTGGCAGATGTGTTGGAATCATGAGGTAATGAGTTTGTTCCAAATGGAAAAACAATCTGGAGTAAACGGAATTGCAGCAATGAAACCAACTTCTGTAGATGACTTGGCAATTCTCAATTCAGCAATTCGTCTTATGGCGACAGAAAAAGGTGGAGAAATGCCAGTTAATAAATTAGCTAGATTTAAAGCGCATCCATCTGATTGGGATTATGAATTACAAAAATATGGACTTGGCGCTGAAGCGAAAGAAATTCTTGAACCAGTTCTTAATGTATCTTACGGTTTATGTATTGCTCAGGAACAATTTATGCAACTTGTACAGCTACCTGAATTAGGTGGATTCAACCTAACCTGGGCAGACAAGTTAAGAAAGTCAATTGCAAAAAAGAATCCAGCACAGTATGAAGAGTTAACCAAAGAATATTTTAAGATTATAAAAGAAAAAGGTTTAGATGAGCGACTTTGTACTTATGTGTGGAATGTACTTATTGCAATGAGTAAAGGTTATGGATTTAACTTATCTCATACGTTGGCTTATTCATTAATTGGATTGCAAGAATTGAATCTTGCTTATCGCTATCCAACAATTCTGTGGGATTGTGCATGTCTTATCTCAGACAGCGGCGGCGCAGAAAAAGAAGAGGAAGACGATGGAGATGACGACGAAAGAACAATTCGAGAAGACGTTCGAACTTCATTTGATGACGTATCAATGGGAGTTTTTACAGAAGATGATGGAGATGAAGGAGAAGAAGGCAACTTGTCTAACGGTTCTACCAAGAAAAAGCAATCAAATAAAACTACTAACTATGGCAAAATTGCTACAGCAATTGGAAAAATAAGTCAAGAAGGTGTAGAAATTATAGCCACAAATATAAATAAGTCTGAATACACCTTTGCACCAGATGTAGATAATAATAGAATTATTTATGGTTTAAGTGGTATAACTAGAGTTGGTGATGATTTAATTCGTTTAATTATGAATAATAGACCGTATGAGTCAATAGAAGATTTTATTAGTAAAGTTAAAGTTAATAAACCACAAATGATTAATTTGATTAAGTCGGGCGCATTTGATGAGTTATATGGCGGCGACCGCATAGTTGCAATGAATAAGTATATTGATTTAATTGCCGACAAAAAGAAAAGAATGACATTACAAAATATGCAAATGTTAATTAATTTTGGTTTCATTCCAGAGGAATATGATTTTCAATGTAGGGTTTACAACTTTAACAAATATTTGAAAAAACATAAAATTGATAATTCATATGGTATTGATAATGTTGCTCTAACTTTTTATTCAAACAATTTTGATATGGATTTATTAACTCCTTCTGATGAATATGTATTTACTATAAAGCAAACTGATTGGGATAAAATTTACAAAAAGCAAATGGATATTATTCGTCCATTTATTAAAGAGAACAATCAAGAGTTATTAGATAAAGTAAATAATAAACTTAGACAAGATTTATGGGATAAATATTGTTCTGGAACTTTAAGTCAATGGGAAATGGATTCTATTTCTTGCTATATTCATGACCATGAATTAAAGAATCTTAAAAATGGATTTTATGGATTTGCAGAATATAGTAAACTACCAGAGGATCCGATAGTAAGTTATGAATTTCGTTCTAAAGAAACTGGTCAAAAGATTCCATTATTTAAAATTTGTCGTATTGCTGGAACAGTATTAGACAAAGATAAAAATAAGAAAATGATTACTTTGTTAACCAATGATAGTGTTGTAACTGTAAAAATATTTGGTGATGCTTTTACTCATTATGATAGGCAAATATCTGAAAAGCAACCAAACGGAACTAAAAAAGTGGTTGAAAAATCATGGTTATCTCGAGGAAATAAAATTATTGTAACTGGTATTAGAAGAGATAATAATTTTATAGCGAAAAAATATAAAAATACTCCATATCATTTAGTTGAATTAATAACTTCAATTAGTGATGATGGTTATATTACAACTCAAAAGGAGCGAGTTGAAGTATGATAAAAACAATTGGTGATTTAATAGAAGAATTAAAAAAGTATCCTCAAGATGCTTTAATATTTGATTTAAATGGAGAACGTCTTGAAGGTCTAAAATATTGTGAAGAAATTTATTTGGGAGATCCAGCGAATCCCCGAGTTGAAATTACCGAAGGATATAAACTAGTATGAGTTATGGACTTTATGATGCTGATTTACAATTTTATCCAATTCCATTCTACAATTTGGAATTAATGAAGCTATCCTCCTATTATAAACACAAAAGAGAAATAGTCGGGTTATCTCCCGACTTTTCTCCCCAAAGATATAGTAATTTTATTGTACGCCAAGATTTTTATAATCCACACACTCAAATCTATAGGGGAAATAATATCACCTATGGCGGCCGCGCATTCGACGGTGAAAAATATAAGCCTCTTCCCCTAGAGATAGAAATGATGCAACCAGATATTTCTATATATGAAAGAATAAAACCACGTAATATCAAATGGAATAATAAATCAGCAATAAATACAATGCGGCGAGCTGAACATATTCGTCTTTCCCTAGATGAAAAAACCATATGGAAAAACTTTGAAAAACAACTTTCTCATAACCCGAAGTGCTTTGGAATTATATTTCATGATTATAACTTAAATCAAATTGACGGTGCATATGAGTTAATAAAAAAAGAATTACCAAATTGGATACCAAATCAAATCGGACGAAGGATTGGTATGAAATTTCCAGTTCAAGTAAATAATAAAACCGATCTATGTAAGTGGCTGTCTTTAAAATCACTAAACAAATATTTTTCTTTAAACCATAATGGATTAATTACTAATGATTACATACCAGAATTAGATGAAATCAGAAAACAAAGTCTTAGTTTTAAACAAGCCACTATGGATATATCCAAGACTTATACTCAAGAAGAACTCATAAATGGAGGAATTCAACGTATTTTCCGCACTATTATAAATTTACGTAGTTATCGATTAGTTTTTCCACTTATATATGATGAGAATCTTTTTGTTGATGAAGAGTGGAAAAAAGTAATGCAATTGATTAATCGTTATAATATTCATTTAATTAAAAGCTATGATAACGATTTTTTTAGAAGAGTAGAACCTTTTGAAACTCTTTTTAGTTACTGTTATGCAATCATTAGACAACCAAAAATTAAAGAGTCTTTACTTAGTAAAGAATCAATAGAATCAATTTTTCAATTCGTAAGAGAAAATAATTATGAATTATTTAAAGACTTCTATGAATATAGAGGAGGAGAGGTAAGAAATGACAGGTAAAGAAATTAAAGAAAAAATTAATTTCAATAACAAGAAGATTCAATCCATATTGGATCCGACAGTATTTATTTTACAACCAGAAGTTCAAAAATACATGGAAGAAAACGAATATTTAAAAAGTATTTGTGAACATGAATATGAAAACGGAGTTTGTATCTACTGTGGTAAGCCAATAAATCCTTAAAATAATTTATATATCTAGGAGGCGTTATCATGCAACACGTTAAAAAAAGAGATGGTAGAATCGTTAAATTTAATAAGAATAAAATTGTAGATGCTATATTAAAAGCTTTTAAACAAGTAGACGGTGAAATTTCCGACTACGCTTTAGAAAAAGCAAATAATATAGCTGATTTTATTAAAAACACAGACGATGAAATTTTAAATGTAGAAGAGATTCAAGACCTTGTAGAAAATGGATTGATGAGTCTAAAGAAAAAAGATGTAGCAAGGGCATATATTCTTTATCGTCAAGAAAGAGCTAGAATAAGAAATTGGAATACCGCTACAATGGGTAAAATGGCAGAAAAACTAAATGCCCTAAACGTTCAAAATCAAAATGCTAATGTCGATGAATATTCATTTGGCGGCCGCAGAGGTGAGGCGGATTCAGTTATTTTTAAACAATATGCTCTTGATAATTTAATGAGTGAAACATCTCGCAATAACCATTTAAACAATGAAATTTATATTCATGATTTAGATAGTTATGCACTTGGTATGCATAACTGTTTATCAATTCCTTTTGATGATTTATTAGCAAATGGTTTTAATACAAGGCAAACTGATGTACGACCAGCCAATTCTATTAATACAGCCTTTCAATTGGTTGCGGTTATTTTTCAGCTTCAATCACTTCAACAGTTTGGAGGTTGTTCTGCTACACATTTGGATTGGACTATGGTTCCATATGTAAGAAAAAGTTTTAGAAAACATTATATTGATGGTTTAAAATATATTTCTCAAAAAACAAAAATGACAATTCCTGCGGGAATTGGAGATAAAGTTTTTGAATTGGATGATTTACCTAAAGATTTATTAAGTAAAACTCATATTGATGATAAATATATTTATGATGATGAAAAAGCATATCGCTATGCCATGGATATGACCGAAAAAGAACTGCGCCAGGCGGTTGAGGGTATGTATCATAATCTAAATACACTTCAATCTCGCAGTGGCAATCAATTACCATTTACTTCTATCAACTACGGTACTTGTACTTTACCAGAGGGGCGCATGGTAATTAAAGCTTTATTAGAGGGCAGTATCAATGGTGTAGGTAAACTTCATAAAACCCCAATTTTCCCATGTGGAATTTTTCAATGTATGAAAGGAGTAAATCGTGAACCTAGAGATCCCAATTATGACCTTTATAAACTCGCTCTCAAATCAACTGCCAAACGACTTTATCCTAACTATGCCAACGTGGACTGGTCAGGAAATGCAGGATATGATCGTAACGATCCACGCACCTATTTCTCTACAATGGGATGCCGCACGGCAAACGGTTTTGATATCAATGGGTTTGGACAACTCAAAGATGGCAGGGGAAATATCTGTCCAGTAACAATTATTCTACCAACATTGGCTATGGAAGCTAAAGAAAGTT